AATATTAATTATTTCTTTCTGCTGATTTTTCATTACGTTGATATTGTGCCATAGATTCAATGTCACCTGCTAAAATTGAAGCTGCTTCATCACACATAAGTTCTACAATATCATCTTTAAATTCAGATTGAACATCTGCTGTTATAGGTAATCCTGTATTTAAATTAATACAATCCAAAAATTGAACTTCCACAGGTTTTCTGTAGTAGTTCAATCTTGGATTAATAATTTGAAATTCATTATTAGTATATATTCTTATTCTATTGCCTACTAAAGTACAAAAAGTTTCTCCCCAATCAAATGATGGTTTTGACAATGTATCTGATAATAACAAATCAATATCTGATTCTTCTGCAAGATAAACAACAAATGATCTATCTGGGCAATCTTCAGTTTTTCCTTTAATAGAAACTCTTTTAAATTCTAAATAGTTTTCAGGTAATTCATTTACTTCAAAATAAACATCACCTGCCATTGAACCAGTTATGTTAATAGTAGTTAATAATTTTTGAAGGTCATCAATTCTTCTTATAGAACTTTCATCACCTTCTTTATAAACATTAGTACCATGTAATTGTCTTCTTACCCATTCAATTTGAGCTTTATTAAAGGCTTCAGCAATTTGCCAACATTCTAAATTATCATAATCAAATGATGCCATCTTATTGAGCCTAGCTTTAATTTTAATTTGCAATAAATTATTATTCATTTTGATTGTTTTTTAAATAGTCAACTAAATTTAATAATATATTGATGTTGTCTTTTACATGACCTAATGCCCAATTACATTGTTTACATAATAACCCTCGTATTTTACCTGTTTTATGACAATGGTCTACATACAAAGAATAATTTAATTCTAATTGATGACTATTACATCCTGAACAACACCCTTTTTGTTTTTCAAATAATTTATTATAATCATCTAAAGTAATATTATAAAAAGATTTTAAAAGATTATTTTTTCTTTTATCTTTATTATTTTTTGCCCATAGTTTACTTCTTTCAATACAAATGTCTCTATTATTTTTATAATGTTCAGAACTTGTTTTTAAACAAGATTCTTTATTTTTTTTATAATATTCTTTTTGATATAATGCTCGTTCTATGGGGTCTTTTTTAGACATTATTTAACCTTTGTTTAATTTTAATTTGCAATAGATTGTTGTTCATATATACTTAATTTTAAATTACATTTTTACTTTTTTTAAAGCAGGATTTGCTTTTTTTGCACCAGCAGATGCACCTCTTGTTGCAGCAGCTAATATTGCTCCTGCTGATTCTTTACTAACACCTTGTTTTTTAGCAATATCTGATTGTACTGCTTTAAATCCTGGGTGTGCTTTTGACTTTGCCATTTTATTTTTTTTTAATATTTATTAATTATAAATTCCAATATTTTTCTACTTGATTTTGTATATCAGTTAACACTTGCTCATTTAAAGGATTCTTTAAAAATTCTACAGCATCTGTAGAATTTCTACCCATCATACTAGCAGAAGATAAATGATAAACAAATCCATCAGCTTTTGTAGCAATAATTTTATAATATGAAGCATCTTTAATAATTGCTCTTAATTTAAGAACATCCATATCAAGTCTAGCAACATCTAAAAATAACTGTGCTGTTTTTCTTTTATCTTTATTAACTAATTCACCATTAATAAATTTATCCATGTTGTCATAAATAATATCATTAGGTGTTGATTTTTTATATTGTGCACTGTTAATATCTAAAATTTTAGCAACGTAGAATAATTTATTTTGATTTTTATCAAATAACTTTTGTAATTCAGAAGCTGCTTTATTTCTTAATTTTTTAACTTCAGTGTTAGTAGAAGCTGATTCTTCTAATCTATCTAAATAAAATTTAGGTACTTTGTTCATTTTTTTTGCATCATCTAATGATTTTGCAATCATACTAAACCCTTCATTTTCAATAGCATACAATTTAATTAAATCATAAGGATCTCTTTCTGGATCTAAAAATAATGGTTCATTACCACATCTTAATTTAATTTTATCCCAAAAATCAGAATTATCTGGTTTAAGTAATTTAATTTTATTCCAAAATTCTTTATCATCAGGTTCAACCATGTTTGAATTTAATTGTCTTTCTAATTGAGAAACAATTATTCTAATTTGTTTAACTTTAGATTCTTTTTCTTCTGGAGTTAAATCTAATAATTCAGGAGCAAATTCATTTAATCCTGTTCTATATCTTTTGATTCCATTAATCTCAAGACAAGAAATTTGTTCCTCGTGGAACACTCCATCAAATAAAGCTAAACCATAGTTTTGTAAACCCATGTTATCCGTTTTTGGATCTAAATAAGGTTTAATTGCTATTTTTGATTTTTTGTTTTGTGGATAACTTTCCACAATTGTAACTGTACTCATTTTTTTTTGGTTTTTAATTGTTAGTTTAATAATCAGTTCCCGGTGAAGGTTGCAAATCTTCTAAAATATGCATATACCGGGAATACAAAGATACTGTTTTTATAGGAAATTTTGTTTTAAAAGTTAATAAGATTTTTTTACTAACTTTTTTTCCTTTTATGTTATGTTAAATATTAATGTATTCTTGATATAACAGCAGCTGTAGCTGATATAAAAGTAATTCTCCATCCACCAACACCTACTGTTGCACTGTTAGCTAAAGTAGTTGTTGTACCTCCTGTAACTGCAGATGCATAAAGTATACTAGCACTTGCAGCAATTGTTACGGTTCCTGATCCACCACTATTATCTACAACAAATTCAAATACTGTACCTTTTGTAGCATTAAGTTGTGTTGCTAAGTTTGCTGCTGTTGGTAAAGTTAAAGTTAATGCACCACCTGTCCATATAATCAAACCTGTTGCAACTTCAGAAGCAATAAGTGTTACTGCAGTACTTTTTGTTGCAGATGATGTTTTCTTTAATTCAAGTGCACCATTAATTGTAACACCTGCATTAGCAGTATATTCAGTAATACTATCAGCTTTAAGAGCACCTGTAGTACTAGAAATTGCAGTAACAGCTGTATCTAATGTATTGTATGCATCTACAATATCATTAAGATGTCCAAATTTTGCAAGAGCCATGTCAGCATCTGCTCTTAAAAAAGGATCATTTGAAGTTGGAAAAAAATTATTTAATTGTGCCATTTTATTTTAAATTTATAAAGTTATAAAAAATTGTTTATATATGCAGAAAATAAGGGAGAAACTCTCCCTTATTCCTACATAATTTATTAGAATGATCCTCCTGTAATTGGATTTCTCATAACAATTTTCAACACTTTAGTTGGATCTTTAACCCAAATTGCTGGCATTGTTTGTGACATCATTACACGGTATCCATTAAAGTTACCAGAAGATTGGAATCCTTGAGTTCTACCCATGTAATCCATTGTTCCATTTTGGTAGAACCATTTCAATTGGTTATCCCAAGATAATTTTAATAAGAAGATATTATCATTTGTGTTATCTGTAATATCAAAGATGATAAAGTTATAAGAAGATAATGGGAAACCATCAATTAATGGATTTTCAATATCATTAGTATGTACATTATCAAAAGCAGGATTCAATACAAATTTAACATTTGCTAAGAAAGGAATTACATATTGTGTGTAAGCAAATCCAAAATTTAAATCCATACCTTTACCTGTGATAGCACCAACTTCAGATGCATTGATAACCATACCAGAAGCAACAGCATCACGCTTAATAGCTTCATTGATAAGTTTCATACCACCCATACCAGTTTGTACTACAAGACTACGTTGTGGATCTGGTCCTTTAAATTCAACTTTACCATTGAAGAAGTTGAAAATTTCAGAACGGAATAATTCTAAGTCAAAACTAGATTTGTTATAAATACGTTTGTATGAATTATCTAATTGTTTCCAAAGACCAACTGATAATCTAATATCATCTGGACCATCTTGTTTAATTCTACCTCCTTGACCCCACATTAAGTAAGTTTCAATGTCATTAGCAATCTTACTAAGATGAGCTGCTTCCATTGTTGTTAAGAATGTACGTGAAAGTTGACCTGATTGGTATGCTTTTTTAACATAATCAGGACCCATTTTTTCAGCCATGCTTTCTAATGAAGTAACTGAAGGATCCATTGACTTATCAAAGTTTCTCCATAATTCAATTACTGGAACTGTACCATCAGCTTTCATTCCACCTTTCATCATCATGTCAGCTTTAGAACTAACTGAATAATGAACGTGAGCTTCTGCACCTCCAACAAAGTTGTAAAATTCACGGAAACCTGAACGTACATCACCTAAATCAGAAAATCTTTCTCCATATTCACCACGTGCAGAACCTTTACGGAAAACTTTAGCACCTGTTTTAAATGGATTAGAAGTTCCTTGTGTAATAGCTTTTGTGCTATCACTGTTTACAATTTGTACTGTGTATACAAATGAATCACCTGCTGGCATAATATCATCAGCTGTAATGTACATTTCCACACCGTTGTATTTGTCATAAGTGATAATATCACCATGTCCAAATGTACGTTTGTTTAAACGGATTTTAAATGTAGTTCCATCAGCACCAAATGTACTGCTAACACTACCTGTATTTGTTACATACAATTCTTCTGTTAAGTATGGTAAATCTTGTGCAATAGGAACTTGCCATTTGTATTCTCCTCTTGCATTATCAACCATGATAACGTTTTTACCTCCAAATGATGACATTTGATATAAAGGCATTTCTACTTTTTGAGCCATAGCCCAAATGTCTACTGGACCTAAATCCATAGGTTCTGCTGATTTCAGCATGTTTGTCATGTGGTATGAATCTACATGTGAGCTAGTTTTGTAACTGTTATCACGTAGAAATATCCCATTGTTTAAAACTGGTGTACTCATTTTTTTTATTTTGTTTTAATTGTTAGCGTTTAAAAATATTTGCGTTTCTTTGAATTTTCTTTGTTTGTTCTGTCTGGTTAATATTAACTGAAGAAGATGCTTTGTTTCTTGATTGTTCTGTTTTAAGTTGTCTTACTGTTTGTTCTACAGCTTGGTTTTTTCCTTGTCTTATTAAGTTTGCTTTGTAATCATCTGGATTAGAAAGTAACCATAAAGCTTCAGATATTAAATCATATCTAGGTTCAACATACTGATACTTTTCTAACAAATGTCCTAATAAATTTGTAGGACTTCCATTTAATGAAGGATATTGTGGGTTAGTTAAACCATTGTATAAAAAGCTTTGTACTTTTTTATCTAATTTAACACCGTTTAATTCTCCATTACGTAATGTATCAAATACATTTTGTACATAAACAGTAGCTGCTTGTTCTTGTTGTTGTTTAAACATTTCTTGTTCAGCAAGTCTTGATTGTATAATCTCTTCTTGCATTAAATCAAGTTTTGGTTTAAACTGTTTAGCTTTTTTTTCTAGTTGACCTAAGTCTTTCCAGTTTGTTAGTTCTTCTTCTATCTCATCTGTATCACCAAAATTGGTTGCTTGCAAATAAGACTTTACAATATTTTCTTGATCAACTTCATCTGTTGGATCTAATTCTCTTATTTGTTCAACATGTGACAAAGCTTTGAATAATCCTTTTAAATCTTGACCACCATCTGCTACATATTTAGCAGCATATTGTAATTCTTCAGGTAAACTTTCAAAAAATTCTGCTGGAGTACTAGAAGCCACTTCATGTTTTATATTTGAAATGTTAGCTTGCCACAAATCATCCACATCTTTTTCTGTCAAAGAACCTAAATAATCATCTAAAGTTTCTTTCTCTTCATTGTAATCATCAAAGGCAAACATTTCATTTGCTTCAATTCTTTTTTTAAGAAATCCTACTAAAGCTGATTTTTCTGCTTTTGGTCTTCCTTTTGCTGGTACTATTTCTTCTTCTTCATTTTCAACAGATTTTATGTCCTCATCCAACATGTTATTAATATGTTGCATTTCTTCTGGTTTTACTTTATTTTCTGAATCAGAATTATTATCTGAATCTAAAAAAGAAATGTCTGTTTTTAAAGAATCAAAAATGTTTGGTTTTGCATTTTCAGTTTCTGATGGTGATAATACCGAATCAGCTCCTGGTGCTCCTAACCAGCTATCAATGTCTAAATCTAGTTTTTCTACAGAGGTATTAACATCTGTAATGTTACTCATGTCCATTTTTTTTATTGGTTTTGTTTATATTATTAATATACTATTTAAACTCTAAAAATTTAGAAAAAATTATTTTTTATAATTGTTCTTGTGGATAATAGAGCTATAATTTTTAATTATCATTTAATGCTTGTAAAATTTCTTCTACAATAAGGTCTCTATGGTTAGTTTTAAGTGATATGGATGATATACCTTGTATAAAACTTAGCTTCTTACTCATCCAATCAAAACCACTTTGTCTTTTATCTTTTAAATCTATTTGTGAATTATCTCCTACAAATATCATTTTAGATCCTGTACAAAGTCTTGTTATAATAAGTTCTAATTGTGATTGTGTTATATTTTGTGATTCATCTATAACAACCAAACAATCTGAAAAGTTTCTTCCTCTCATAAATCCAATAGGAACTACTTCAATGTTTCCTTCAGCTATTTCCTTATCTATTTTTTCTTTATTATACAATCTGTACATATTGTCATATATAGCAGCTGTATAAGGTGCCAGTTTAGCATCTTTGTCTCCTGGTAAAAATCCTATTTCTTCTCCTGCTGTTACAACAGGTCTTGTCAATATAATTTTTTCCACTTCTTTTTTAAAAAGAAGGTCCAATGCAATTTGTGCTGCTAATAAAGATTTACCTGACCCAGCTTGACCTTTTAAAAAAGTTATCTTTGATGCAAGAATTTTATCTTTAGCTTCTTTTTGTTCTGAATTTAAAGTTATAGAAAACTTAATTGGATTTTTTAATTTTGGTTTTTGTAATGACATTTATTATTTTTTAAAAGATTATAAGTAAAATTTATTTTTTGTCTTCTTTATTAGACTTAACATCATATTTATTTTTGTTAACTCTAGCTATTTCCAATTGTTTGTTAGCAATATCTTGTTGTGCTGCTAACTTCTCTTTTTCAATATTTAACTTTTGTTCATTAAATCTATTCTTATTTACTTCTTGTTCTCTTTTAAGATTTGTGGTATCTGTATAGTTTTGTTGTTGTTGAATTTTAGATAAAGCATCTTGATAATCTGATATTTCATTTTGATTTATATCTGACGTAGCTCCAAATCCAGCAGATCTAATTTCAGCTTCTACTATTCTTGATTGTCTGTCTTTATCTTTTTCTCCAGATTCATATTGTTGTCTAGCTAATTCTTGTTGTTGTGCAGCTTGAATCTGTTGTTGTTGCATTTCTTGTTGATGCTTTTGTTCTTGTTGTCTAATGTTATTAGTTTTTTCTTCAGATTTTTTAAGAACTGTAGTTAATTCTGCTATAGAATCAGCTTTAATAATATTTCCTAAATCATAAATTGAAGCACCAGTAGTATTATTATTAAGTGCTAATGATTTAAGTTGTTCCATTACAGACCTAGAATTTGTTTTTGTAGAACAAAATATGTTTAAATCTCTTAACAATAAACTAGTACCATTTATTTGAAAATTTACTTTTTCATCATTGCCTGTTATATATTGTAATCTTACAGATGGTTTTGTAGAATGATAATATTGTGCTAATTCAGTTCTCATTTGGTGAACTCTTGGCATTAAATTATCTGAATGCTGAACAAAATAAACTTCTGTTTGATTGTATGATGCATTAACAGATTGTTCTATACCTGTAGCAGTTTGCTGACTAATTTGTTGACCCATTCTTTGAGGAGTGATACCTATCACTTCAAATGCTTGGTTTTTAAAATAGTTGGCTAAATTAACCCTAGATAGTAAACGTTGTGACTGTTCTAAATTTAACACTTGGTAATGTTGAAAGTTTAAAGCATTTTCTGTATTAGTTATAGAAGTATCTAATGGAAGCATTTGAAAGTTTTTCATAGCCACATATGCATTAGCTAAATTAGATTTACCCCAGTCTTCACCCATTGAATGTCTTGGTAAAGCATTTTGGTCAAACATAATAACAGTACCCAACTCATCTATTAATATATCTGCTATTTGGTTATTAACAATATTATAACCAATTTGAAAAGGTTTCATTAAATCCACCATAGATACAGAACGTGTATTTCTATCAGAAAATACAGCTCCTTCTACTGGAGGTTTACAACCATATAATGTAGTGTCTCCTTTAAATTGAAAAGGAATTCTTCCTGGTTTACCACCATTTAATCCTAAATAAATTGGATTAAATCCACCAGGGTTATTCATACCCCAGAATGAAGGTCTATTTGGACCCACTTTAATTCCACCCCATGTTTCATTAATCCATATCCAATCTATATGTTCTCCAAAGATTAATGTGTCTTTTGTTTTTTCTTTATAAATTGTGTTATCATACAAAGGTTTATCTGTAATTTTATATTCTTCAGATACAATATCTTGTACTAATTCACCCAATTCAGTAATTTTAGTTAAATGCCCCACTCTAATTTGTGACTTCCAATATACTGTAGTACATCTTAATAAATGTGCATTACCCCAATCTAATAAATCTTCTGATTCATTTAATATGGATTGTACAACATCTCCACTCCAACGTGTATTGTCATATGTACTCATAAACTGTCTGTAACCAAGACTAGGCATTTCTGTATTCCAATCATGACTTCTTGTAGGATCATAGTAAGAACCATCATTTTGCATACCAGGAATAGCATATCCAGCAGATCTAACTGGGAATATAACCTCCAATGCTTTTAATTGTTCTTCATTCATCATCCAACCATACTTGTCAATTACATCAGCTACAGTTAATAAGTCCATCATACCTACCCAATGTGATTCTGATATATATCTTGATGATGGAGATTTATGATAAAATACTTGTACAGGATTCCATAACTCAATTTCATAATCATCATCCATCATTCTAAAATGCCAGAATTCTCTGTCACTTATAAGCATATCTCTAAATGCTCTTTCTTCTAATTCATCAATATGAAATCTTTCTGTATCTACAGCATGTTGATGGGTAGCCCAATCTTCATATATATTTCTGTAACCTTTTGTAAAAAAACTTTGAATTTCTGGTAATGATTTTAATTTTTCTGGATTCATTTCTGCTTGAAATTCTTCAGACTGTGGATCCATACCCATAGTCATAAGTTTTTCAACCATTTTAGATTGAGCTTGTTGCATAAGAACTTGTTCAATCATTCCTTTCTTTTCTTCTAACATTTCATTATAAGAAAGTTCATCAACAGTTCTAAACATTATTTTAGAAGAACGTTTGCTAAATTCTGAACATAATACATTGATTACATTTGGAATAATAGGATAAAATTTAAGTTCTAAAGCAGTTTTATCTTCTTTAGTTAATATATCAATAAGTTCTCCATTAGGATTGTCCTCATCTACAATATAATCTCTTTTGTCAATTATCCCCTTAGCTAATTTATAATTTTTTAATAAACGTACAGCATTACGTCTAAGTTGTCTTACACCTTGCCATTCAAGCCAATCTAAGTTCCATGCTCTCCATTCATCATCTTTTTCAGAATTAGGTAAAAATTGTACAGGTTGCATTAAGCTACCCATTTTATTATATTCCGTTTTTTTACCTTTTTTTAGATCAAGGGCATTATATACATTCATTATTTTATATTTTTAAATAGATTTCTTTTTACATTTAAAGAATTTAAACCTGTAGAGTTTACACCCATATGTCTAAAGGGAGTTCTTACAGATAATTTACTTAATTTTTGTGGATTTTCCAACTTATCATTTTTAACTTCAATTCTTGTAACCCTTCCTCTGTTGTTTTGTTGTACTTGTGCAAAGGCTACTAATGCACAAAATGAAACTAATCTATCCACATTTAAACCTGGTTGATATTGTCTCATTTCTTCTAATAGCATTGGGTCAGGTATTCTTTCCACCCCAAAGTTTATTTTTATTACATCTCCATTTTCAGCAGTTTGTATATCAATTTCTTCTTGTAAGAACTGTATACCATAAGATATTAAATGGGTTTTAAATAATACACCTGTATTTTTCCAACCATAAGTTGCATATACAGAAGCATTAGATGATAATTCTTTTAAGAATGGTATTTGGTCTTTTGGTACTAAATATTTTTGTTTTCTTCTACTAATCATGTATTGAATAAAAAGACTAACATTATTCTCCACAATAGTCCAAGCATTATACCATTCAATTATAAGTTCTAGTCTTTCATGTGTTTTTTGTAAATCATCAAACCTTCCACACCATGATGCCACTATCCCATCACGTTCTAAATTAGTTTTAAGATTACCATTACCTTCATCTTTTATTACTTCTGTAGGATTTTTATATACATAAATACTACATAAAGAATCTGATGTTGTAGTTTTTCCTTCACCAACCGGGTCAATAGATGCATAATATGTTCCCCAAGGACTGTTAGTAATTGGTTTTTCATATACACATATAACTCCTGTTTTATCTTCTTGTGTTTTATCTACAGGAAATTTTAATATAGGAGATTTGTTAGCTTTTTTAACTACAATTTTATTATCTGCATCATATTCTAAAGTGAGGTATTCTACAGGATATTCATTTTCTTCTATACGTTTTAACTGATGAGAAATTAAATGTGGTGGAAATACAGATTCTTTTCTTGTAGCAAATGCTTCAGATATGTTAGTTGGTTTTTGAGAAATACGTAACTGATATTGTTCTGGAGATAAATCTTTTTTCCATTTTTTACGTTCTTCTATTATTGCTTCTAATGCATCTTTAACTAAAGAATTTCCATATTCATCAATACATGGTGGCATATTCCATTGTTCAGGAATAAATAATCCTGATTCACCAATAGTTCCATTTGAATCTATTAAAGATGTTGTAACAGACATCATACCATATTTGTTAGGATAGAGTATCATTTCTTTTAAAGCAGAACATTGTTCAAGATCACCCACAGAACCAGCAGCAATAAATGTACCAGTAGTTATCATACCAGATTGTAATGCAGGTCTAATAAACTCATAAGTATCCATCATTTTAGGAGCAATACCTGCTTCCTCATGGAAAAAATAATGACAAGGACCCCCTACTGAATTACTTGGGTCTTTTTCAAAAGATGTTCCTGTAATAATACTTTTGTTTCCTTTGTAAGAATCCCTTCCTCCAGTTCTCACTTTAATTCTTTGCTGCCAAGAAAACACTTTATCAGGTTCAGAAGGTCTATACCAAGCAGTGTGTTCATTTAAGAAGTTTCTGTACTCATTTAACATTCTCCATGAACCTTTTTCAGATATGTAATCTTTAAGACTAGCACCTAATTTTAAAACAGATCCTTCATTAAACCAATAAGCATTTATTATTTTAGCAGCATGAAAATAACTAGAACCAAACTGACGTTTCTTTAATACAGGACAATGCTTGTAAGTTAATTCAGCAATACATTCATATAATGCCATATGATATTGACCATCCCATACTTTAGGAAAATCAAACTTTTTTTCTTCCTTATCATAAATTGGAAGAAAGTTTATCCACATATAGTAATCCCTGGTCAAATACCATATGACATCATTAGATTTATATATAACCCCAGCAACAGATTTTAATTTTTGGTCATCCCAATAATTAATAAAGTCTTTACTTCTAAAAGGTGCATTGCAATAATACCCATTTTTTTGAAAATTTCTACCCTCACTATTAAATAAGAAACTAGTGTTATCAAAATTGTAACCTTCATCAGGACCAGTTTCTTTAAATATTGAAATAACAAAATCCCTATACTCTTCTTTTGTATTAAAAATGGTAGTAGTCCATACACCATTATCATAAGTAGGTATAGTATAAATGTTAGTTTTCATTTTTTTTAATTACTTTTAATAACTTTGGAATACTGGTGTCTGTGTAAACGTTTGTATATATTCCATTGAAATATTCTTGCTGATGGTTTCGTAAAAAACCGGACCACATATTTGTGTAAGGGTTATAGTGAAATAACCATTGTTGTATGTATTCATCTTTAATTACCATATGATTGCAATTTCTCTTTCAGAAATCATCATCTTTGTTGACAAATCATCTAATTCAATTAAATCTGCTGATTGTAAAGAACTAGAAGGTACATATACACTGTCTCCCACTTTAACTAAAGTTACATCTGTTCCAACAGCATACACTGCTAAGTGTGTCCATTTTTTCATCATGTCTCTTTCTAATGCATCTTCCATATCAGGAGATAATACAATTGTTGATTCTGGTTTTACTGGTTTTGTTAACAAAACTCTTGTTCCAATTAGTGCTTTCATTTTATTTGTTTTTATTGTTTAATTTATTATTGATCATAGCTAAGACGTTGCCCACCTCTCACTGTTGATTTTTGTTCTTCTTCTAAATCTTTTAATGTTCCTTTAAAGGATTGTCTTATAGCTTCATATTTAGAAGCTGCATTAATTAATGCTGTAATGTTACCATCTCTACCATGTTCTATTTCTGTAGTTTCCATATACTTTGCTAATCTATCTAACATAGCTTTAATACCCATATATGCTCTTACAGTTGGTGTTTCATATAATTTCTGTGTAACTTCTAAAGCATTAATAATTAATTCATCATCTGAATCAAATTCACCCCCCACTTCTCTTCTTATTAATTCTTCTTTATCTACTTCTGGTACATCAAAGAAAGGATTAACTTCTGGATTAGGACAAGATAAATAAAATAAATAAGCATATATATTTAAATAATCATCTGGGTATTCATCCATAATGTTTTTATAAGAAGATATTGTGTAACAATGTTCTGTAGGAATTACTTTTCCGTTTTGTATATCAAAAATACGTATCATATTATATATTTAAAAAGCTTATAGCATCTGATTCATCATTAATTAATTCAATTAAATAATCTCCTGGTATTAAATGAATAGGTGTAAATTTAATATTTGTAACATATAAATCATCTATTCCATCTGTAACATTTTTATTTAAATATGTTTCTGTTACATCTTTTATAGACATAGTTTCATCATTCTTAATTGACCATTGATTTGTTTCTTTAATAATTGGGGTTACGTTATACTTTTCCATTTTTTTTATCTTTTAAATAATTCATAATTGTTAAAACTTCTTGTTTCATGTAAGGTACAACATAAGGTATTATTTCTTTTACAATAGGATTACCTTGATCATCTACTGCTGTTATAGGATTACCATATTTATCCTCACCAACTTTTTCAAATACAATATGGTGTAAAGTCATTTCATCTGCTTTGTATAACGGATTATGTTTTAATATCATGTACATGTATATACTCAATTGTAAAGCATAATGATTAAAATTACAATCATCTAAATGACTAAGTGGTGCTGCCATCTTTTGACTTCTGCCATTAAAATCTACATAAGATTCTTTTTTTATTTCTTTGTTAGTTTTATAATCAATTATTTTAACTTTTTTATTTACCACTTCTACTAAATCAGATTGACCACATATGCCTACAGATTTTAAATACATCATGTGTTCAGGATAAATGCCTTCAGTTAACTTTTGACTTGGTGCAATTTTACTACCATCAGTGTTAACATTAGGAATGTAAACTGGTACATTAACACCTTCCCTGCCAATATTTTCTAATCCACATAAATCAGCTTCTCTTTGATTATGATAAAATGTACCTAAATCAGTTGCTCTTTTAGATTCAGCTTTCCAAATAGCTTCTATTTCTTCTGGTTTAATTCCATACCATTTTGATTTTTTAGATCTGCTTACTTTTAAAGCTACAGTTTTTGGTTCAAATGGTTTTTTAAACTTAGAAATAACTGTAGTTACAGATGTCCATTCTATATTAGAATCATCTAATGATACATATGAATGTGTTTCTGGTTTAAATATTAATACATCCATTTTACAATTGTTGGTTTAAAGTGTCTTCTTCTTTGTCAGTTAAAACAGCTTTCCATTTAGGAATAGGTAATGGACATCCTGAACTTAATGCTCTTGTTTTTAATGCTAAACTACATCCACATCCACCAGTGTCTTGATTACAACAAGGACTGGTTCCTGGTACAAGGCAACCAGCATCATTAGTAGAATAATTACTACATGATTTGCAGACATTCATTCTACCATTGGCAATTATTTCAACATGTTCTTTTTTAAACATATTGTTTTTAATCCCTTCTATTATTTGTTTTCTGTTTTTAAATATTTGCTTTAACATTTTTCTTGTGTGTTTTTATAAAGTTTTTTCTTTGTACTTCTGAAATATATTCCTTTTGTAAATTTACTAATAATGTTAGTTTATCTTCAGCAGTATTTATGATATATTGTTTCCTTACAGATATTTCAGATGATTTCATTTTAGCTAATATATTAGTAAATTTTTGAATTTCTCTGTCAATTAGCCAATATTTTATCTTAAATGTTCCAAAGTTAGCTATGTGTACATAAGGATATTTTAGTTCTGATAAAGAAGTTCTTACGTCTTTCCAATATGTTTTTATTATTTCATTAACAACATCTGTAGACAAGTTGGTTTCATTTGCTACAGATGCTATTAAGTTTTTAGATTTGATTGGGTTCAACTGATAAAAAATTATAATTTAATAATATATTTCCTTCTGTAATTAATTCCAAACTAGGATTGATAAAAATTTTCTTTTTATTCTTTCCTTCCTTGATTAAGATGTTTTTCTTTTCAAGTTTGTTTAAAGAATTTCTTACACTCTGTGCTGTCTTAAATATTTTTATCC